GAAAGCATTGTGACCCTTCGGAGTACCAACAAAAACACACCAGCCCTTCCGATCAGACAAAGCAGGACGCAACACCTCGGGAAAAACATTCTCAGGCATGTCGGCAACCTCATCCATTACACAGCCGTCAAGGTAAATACCCCGCAAACTATCCGGATTCTCAGCACCTAAAAGACTGATCCGCGCACCGTTAGGCAAATCACACCGCAACTCAGTCTCGTGAAACCGAACATTCGGGATCTTCCCAGCAAACTGTTTTATATAATCCCAAGCTACATTCTTCGCTTGGCGATAGGTGGGCGCCATATAGGCATATCTAGGGTTCTCTTTCCCAGACATCAAAGCATCACGCAAAACATGGTTGATCGCCCAAACAGTCTTGCCAAAACGCCGGTGACAAACAACAACACCCCAACGCTTCAAACTCATCTCATTATGCAGCTTTAACTGCAACTCCCTCGGCTCATATGGAATCTCAATATGCGTCAATGCTCAACAACCCTCTTCTGATCCTCATAGATCAATATGCCGTTCCGCTCCAAGATAGCCTCATACAAATCAATAAGCAATATCGCACACTCAAGCTGCGTAGACGCGCTATCACTAGCAAGCACACCATGACGCAAAGATTGCATGTGGCCGAGTAGCGCCTGTTGGTCTGGACTTAGAGGCGGCGTCAACATCATTCTAGCTCCGGTGAATAGGGGTATAGAAGCGGCGGGTTATTTTTGGGGGGGTGGGGGGGGTGCTTGCGCAAAACGCATAGCTTACCCCCAGAGTTATAAGGATTATTATGTTAAATAGAAAACAAGTAACTGTTATTGCTACAGAATTTATTGCAGCTAGGTATGCACTCAGCGCAAACCACAACATGTTGTGCCTACCCTGCTGCTTTGCCTGCCTCGCCCCCACATTGATGGGGTATCCAGACACCACAGCTTCACGCGCGTAGATGGGACGAACAGGATGTCCCGTATACACATGATATGCTATCATCTGTTCATCATTGACTTAGTTGCATTGCTGTCCACTAATCCCCCGATCATCGTATCGATGATGCCCTTCTGCTCTCCAGTGTAATAGCTTTGATCCCATTGGTTCACAGCATATCCTCGAATGAATGCGTCCATCCTTGATACTTCAAACCACTTATCAAAGTCTCTGTTCTCTCCATACTTTGACTTAGCAATCTCATAGGCTTGCTTGTCCACTTGGATTTGCTCTGTCGTTCTTGTGCCTTTGAGTTGCTCTCTCAACCTAGCATAGTCTTCACTCAATGATGGAGCAGCATGGAGCATGTCACCTAGTATTGCGTTCTCTAGTTCTTGGCCTGACATTGATTGATCAAAGACTTCAATCCTAGCCTTGCCTGTCGGGCTGTCTTCTGGATGATAGAACTCAAGCTTTCTTTGATCTGCCACGCCGGATGATCGTTTATCTGCCAGCTCAATACCTGAGAATATCGGGTACTTTTGTTTTAATCGTGCTTCTATTTCAGTGATTGTTTCAGCCATTTTAACCTCAATGCTTGGTTGCCAAATCTGTCTTATCTTTGATTGGTTCGTCTACCGCAGTAACTTCGACTGCATCACCACCGGCCCAACTGATTGTGAATGCTTGTGACTGTGGCTGATCTTCTTTCTTATCTCGAATGCCAAACGGTTGGTTTCTTGCTGTTGTCCACTTGAGGGTATCAATCTCTAGCCTGCGTCTATTGACTTCAGCGTTCAGTTCTCTGACATCCACTCCTTTTGGCAGTGGAGCCATTGCCAATCCATTGAGGTGATCGGCGTAGTATTCTGCTTGAAGGATACGCCCTTTGCGGTACAGCTCCCACAGTTCGTCATCTCCTGCCACTGCTCTTGTGACTGCTCGATATGTTGGCATGTCTTTTGATTTAACAATATCAACTAGGGTTTCGCCTTGTGCTAGTCGATCTACGATCTTTTCCATGATCTCTGCGTTAACGGTTCTACTTTTTCCCATTTGGTTCACCTCTTTGTTTGTGGGATTATAGCACAAAAAAGGCCCAGCGCAATAATGCTGGGCCAGTAGTTGAGGAAGCAGAGCAGTGGGAAATGGGAGGGACGCCGCTCTATCCGTACCTTAGTGTATCAGAAAGGAATGTGATCATCAAATGTTTTTGACCTTTTGGGCCTAATGTCCACGACTTCTGCGTTGGGGAATGATTGCTTGACTGCTTTTTCAAACTCTCCTGCTTTGTGTTCTCTGAAGTGTCTGTATGCTAGAGCGACTTCACGCATTGTGAGCAGTTCTAGTTCTGGTCTTTGTTGTTTAATTGCTTGCCACGATCTTCCATCTTTCATTATTCCGAACAGCTCACCGTCTATTTCCATCTCCCAAATGTCCGTAGAGGCTCTTTGAGCGCCTAGACGCTCTGCTTCTGCATCCATAGCCGTCAGCCCTCTAACAACGATCTCTGCGCGTATTTTACATTCCTCTGTATTATTCTCTTCGATAGCTGCGTTCATCTTTGCCATTGCAGATCCATACTTCTGGGCTGTTTGTACGCTTACGATTTCTGGCAGCATGTCGATCCCCCATTTAATATCCATTTGTATTGCCAATCGATCTACTGGTGCGATTGCGTAGTCGCACATAATTTCTGTTTTGCTTGCTTCACGATTAAACAGTCTGTCTGCTTTTTTTGAATACTTAGGTTTTTTAGTTTTCATTTGGGTTCCCATCTTCTTTTATTCCTCCACAGTTAAATCACCACAGTTTTATCTAATCCACATTCCCCCACAGTAGTATGTCTAATACATACAACTACTGTGGTGGAAGTATTTGTGGCCTTTTCTTCCACAGTTCCACAGTTCACCACAGTTCATAAATATACAACTGTGGAACTGTGGAGAGCATACAATTCGCCCACCGAAACCAGCCATCAACCCACCTCCTCCCAATGAACCCATTCTCCCACGACAACGCATGGGACATCTCTTCCATGTCGTTTGGAAGGTATGTCTGCGATTTTGAGACTACCATTGTTGATCCATTGCTTTGCCACTGCTTTGGCTCTGGCTTTATCGCCTGATTTATCTAAGTCTAGATCAAGTTGTTCCGCTACTGCTTGTCCGATCCAGTTCTTTGCTCTGACATCTGATCTGTATGCTTGTTCGTTTTCTTCTGCCTTTGCGACTGTTCTTTGTACCTTGTATAGGTCTTTACTTGTTATGCCGTCGAACAGGTCAGGCAGTTTAAACTCTGTTGCTACTCCGAGGCGTTCACCGTTTGCTATCTCGACTGACACCATGCGTCTGTAAGTTGCTTTGTCTGAAGGCGGTGCTAGGTTTGCTTTGCCATCGTCTATTCGGAATATGCCGAGGCTTTCTTGTTCGTCCACTCCGAGTGATTGTGCATCTTCTGGTGTGATCCTGTTGATTACTCTTGCTGCTCTTGCTGCACCGATCAGACTGCCTGCTCCACGCACTGAGTCAACGGTTGCGTCTTCTCCGTTGCCTTTGCGGATGTGATGCACAAGCTGAACTGAGCTGTTGGTGTCTCTGGCTAGCTTTCTGAGCATTGCCACGACTGCTTGGACTGACCCGTTGTTATTTTCGTTAACGAGGTGAGCTGAAACAAAGGGGTCTAATATTACGACACCTATGTTGTTTGCTTTAATCTTGCGGATCATAAAGGCTAGCAGCTCATCGTTTTGGATCAGTCCATCCCTTCCTTCTGCTGCAAGTGTGATCTGCATGGTGTCTTCGCCATCCATAAACAGCTTGCCTGTGACATCATCTGGCGTGAGGCCGTAGTGCTGCATGGCTGCTAGGGTTCTCATCTGCATTTCAGAGATCGGATCTTCTAGGTTTATGATCCAAGTGTTTGTTTGCTGTTTGACTTGGACGCCAAGGAGGTCTTTGCCTGTTGATATTGCCAGTGCCTCGACAATGATTGCGGATGTTTTACCTATCCCACCGGCTGATGCTGTAACGCTGATATACTTCTTGATGTAGTCGTATCCATAGACCCACTCTCTGCGTGGCAGAGACAGCGCGTCAAACATTGTGTAAGGCGTGGGCCACTCATGCCCCGTATCGTCCTCTGTGTGGCTCTGTGTAGGCTCTGGGGCTATGTTCATGGCTTGGTTTTGTTGATCCATGCGCTCGGCTGCTGGATCAGGTGCTGGCGTCCAGCCTTTTGCTCTGGCCCCATCAATTGCCTTTTGGACTTCTCTTTGCGTGTCTTCTGGTGAGTATCCTGCCAATGTAAAGCTTTCACTGATCGCGTGTATTTCTGGATCAGCCAAGCCTTTGTTGACATATGACCCTACCAAGCGAACCATATTGAGATGCCAATCATCCCCTGCTAGCACGTTCTGGACTGCCATCTGCCTGTCCATTGCCTGCTGCCCTAGATCTATGTCTAGGGTGCTAGCAACTGTGGCTGATGTCTTAGGGAATGTTCGCATCATGCGCTCAAACTCTACTGGATCTCTGTCTGTTGAGAACTCTGTTCGCATTGTGACCATCTCGGGAACATAGCCTTTGTCTTGTTTCTTTTGGTTAGGCCATGAGACTGTGCCTGCCACGCGCATGATGCGGCTGGGGTTAACGACTGCTGGATCTGTTTGCAGTGATGCTGCAATTGATTTCTGAACGTCACGCCATGCTTGGAGGTTTTGCACTGGCTCTTCGAGCTGCCAGTAGGCGTGGCCTCTAGCGAATGGCGTTGTGCCTGTCTTGATTGACATTGTGAACTTGGGGCCAGCAAAAGACAGGATGTTTTCCATTGCTCCTGATGTGTCTGCGTCTGCAAAGCAGTAGAATGCCGCAAGGATGTCGGTGTCTTTGGCTGCTTGGCCTGCCGGTATGTCGCGTATTGGATCAATTGGGTTGATGCACATGTAGATGTTTTGCTTGGCTTCGTTCATTGCTTCGGCGTGCTGCACTGCATCATCAATGTTTTTTAGTGCAAATCTTGCTGCATTGGCTGATCCAGTTGTTGAGATAGAACGTATTTCTATTATCGGTTGACCGACAGCATTCCAATTTTTTGTAATCTGTGATATAAACTGTTTTATGTCTTTGGACTTGGGGGCCATTTCCATTTTGTTTTCCATTTCCCTATTCATATTGAACCTCCCTAAACTGCCCCAGCGATAGAACCGCTGGGGCTTTTTTTTATTTAGAACTCTGCGTCAGCCGGTGGGGCTGCTGCGGGGGCTGGTTCAGGAGCTGGT